AGAAGATACCGATATAAATGAACTTGTAGCTAAAGTTATTGAATCTATGCAGCAACCTGAAACACCTGAAGTGCCTGGCATGGGTGGACCACCTGGTATGGGTGGACCACAAGGAGCACCTGATTTAGGAGCTTTATTAGGTGGAGGACAACAACCACCAACGCCAGACTTACCACATCTAGGTGCATTAGGAGTAAATCCAGGAGGCCCATAATGGACGATCAATTGATGAAAGAGTTTGTTGGTATAGTCACAGAACAACTTAGAGACGTTCATGTTACTGGTAATAGATTGATTAGAGAAAATTCTCCAGATGAAATTGAACAAGATTTAGATCCTTTAATTACACCATTTGGAATTATTATTACGACAATAAGATTAATTATTGATGACGGAGAGGAATACTATGGCACAGATTACTGATATGGGTGGCCAAGATTATGGCGACAAAGTTAAAATGGAGACAGACGCTAAAAATGCAGGTGTGAGTTTAGGCCTTGGAGGAGATACTCCAGCTCCAGCTCCTGTTCCAACTCCACAAAGAACCGCTCCAACAAATTTAAATCCTAAACCATTGAACATAGGTAGAGGTTCTGATTTTATATTAAACGGCCCACCTAAAGGAAATAATCCTTTAACTGGTTTAGGTCAAACTGCAAGATTGTTATCTGATGATGCATTAGCATATAAAGATTCAGTTAGTAAAGCCAGAGACTTAATGGAAAATAGTACAATACCATTAGTAAGACAACAGGCAGCTGAATTTATAAAGAACGCTGCATACCTAAGGAGTGTTCAACGTAATGAAATCGAATAGCGATAACTTCGGTAATAGATACGGACCAATAGAAGATAGACCAATACCTGAAGAATTATTAGACGAAGGTATTAAACCAAATCTTAAACCAAAAGATTATTCATACTCAGATGAAAGTCAAATTTATGACATGAAGATGTTGGGTGTTTTAGATAAAGCAAAAGATTTACCTAAATATTATCCACCACAAGAAAATAATTTTGATACATCATTATCAGGGTATTATCAATCTGTTGAAAAAGCGTTAACTTCAGATATGGAACAAGCAAATTTTACTTGGACGTTAGGTTTAAATAAAAATCAACTTGACGAGTGGGCTTCTTTAGATCCTAATTTTAAACAACAAATTATTGATTATGCTCATTCAAGAAAAGCAACTGTTGAATTAGAAAATACAATTTACGATTCTGCTGAAAGAAAAATTCAAGGTGAAATTGCAGGATTAATAGCTGGAACAACTCTTACTGGATTTGGTATGGTTCCTGATCAAGAAATTGTTAAAAAAGATAAAGAGAGATTAACTTATTTACAAAATGAAGATAACTTTAGAAAAGAAGCTGAAAGCATATTTAATAAAGAAATAGAAAATTATAATTTAGAAAATTACAATATGTTTTCTCAATCAGCAGAAAATTTAGACGTAACAAAACTAGCTGAGTATAAAGAGCAAGATTTAGGTTACGCAAAACATATACTTCCTATAGCAGCTGAACTTGGTGATGTAATTTTAAGTGCTATTGGACCTGATAAAAAGTTTTCAGACGTAAGAAATACTATTAAAAGTTTACCAGAGACATACGGTTACGCAGACAATGTAGTTCAAGCGTTAACAACTTCTGTCGGTGCAAGTGGTTTAGCAGCAGTGTATATGACTTTTGGTGCAGTATCTAGAACTTTAAGTGCTGGAGTAAATGCAATAGCTCCAGGATTATTAGAAGGTTGGGTAGAAAACTTTGAAGAAAAAGAAGTTAGAGATTATAAAATGGCTGCAGGTGATAGTTCTTCAGAAGCTTATCAAAGATTATCTTTATATAGTTGGGAAGAAGTAAAACAAAATGCACCAGAGTTAGCACAAACTTATTTAGAGTTTGCTGACAATGACGAATTTAGAGCTGCTTCAATGTATATGGCAGCAAAAATGAATGCTCAACCAGAGGTAGCTTCTTTTGTGAATGATTACGTAGATACTCTTAATCAACAACAATTAGATAATATTCAACGTATATTAGATAGCAAAGATTCAGTAGGTGAATTGTTAGTTTCTGGTTTTGCTGCATACTCAAAATATGCAATTGGAACTTTAACTACAGGTGCAACACTTTTAGCTTTTGATGAAGATGCAAAAGAACTTGCGCTAAATAATGATTGGGCTGGAATTAAAAAAGAAATTAAAAAAGCCGATTACAGACCTTCTTATGTTTTAGGCCTTGAAAATACTTTAAGAGGAAACGCTATGGATTTAACTTTAAGTATTCTTGGTGATCCTATTACTTGGTTGTTAACTCCTGCGGTAACAAGCAGTACTTCAAAAGTTTTAGGACAGTTTGCTACTAAAAGTAGAGTAAACGCATTTGTAAATCAAACATGGGTTGGTAAACAAATTACTAAAGAGATGTTTGAAGTAGGTGTAAAATTTGAAAAAGGTGAAATTGGTATACGTCCTTACAATGCATTATTTAATGGATTTGATATTGAAACTCAATTTAAATTAAGAAATTTAATAAAAGAAGCAGCAAAAAATGGTGATAAAGCACCGAACTCTATGTTTAAAGCAGTTCTAACAGAAGCTATGTTATCTGGTCAAGAACCACTTAAAGCGTACAACACTTTAGGTAGTTTAGTTTTGGGTAGAACATTAAGAAATGTAACTACGTCAGTATTAGGTAAATCAATGAAAATGTCTAAGAAAATAGATAAAATGAAAGAATTAAATACTTCATACAGTAATTTAAAACAATTGTCTACAACAAGTCCTTCTTTTCTTCAAGATGCTTCTGATTTAGTTTCAAGAATAATTGGAGCAACTGTTGACAATTTTGATGAACAATTAAAAATTCATGATGCTTGGTTTGAAAAAGTTTATAAAGATTTTAACGACGTAGCAACAAAAGGAACTGCAACTAATTTAGATGAAATAAATAAATTGCAAAAAGAATTATCAGTTACTGCAGATTATGTATCTTATCTAGAAGGATTATCTGGATACAAAGTTAGAAACGTAGTTCGTGGTAATGATGTAAGTGCAACTAAAACATCTATAAATAGAGTCGAAGCTATAGAAGAAGCACAGGCTATTACATCTCAACAAAAAACAATACAAAGTGTTATCACTAAATTAGATGAAAGAATTAGTAACATAACTAAAGAAATATCTAGAGCAAAAAAAGTACAAAAAGAGTTGCAAGGCAGAGCTAAAGAATTATCTAAATCAGAAGCAGATACATTAAAAGCACAAACTAAAATTATTAATCAAAAATCTGAACAGTTAGGAAAACTAAAAAAACAAAAAACAACTCAACAATCTAAAATTGATGAGTTAGAAAAAGAAGTTCCTGCTGGTGCAGAAATTGTTGAATCAGAGTCGGTTTTGTTTGAGGGTGTGTTTAATGCTAAAACTTTAAATACAAAATTAAAAGCATTGCAAGCTCAAATTAAAACTATAAAAGCAAGTTCTGCTAAATCAGCTAAACAATTTAAAGGTGATATAAAATCTGCTGAAAAATATCAAACAAAAATTGCTAATGAATTAAACGATTTAGAAATGAAAATTGCAGCGAATAAAAAAGTTGGTTCTGTGTCAGAAAAATTAACAGTTGCTTTAAAGAAAAAAGAAAAACAATTTGAAAATGCAGTTGAAAATGTAGAAAAAGCTAAAAATGCTTTTAAACAAAATAGTTCTGCTATTGAAACTGAACAATTAATTATTAAGTATGAAGATGAAATTGCAAATATTAAAGAAATACAGAAAAGAAAAACAACACCTGTGGAAACTACACCAGAGGGACAACAATTTGTAAGGTTAGATCCTGATTTAAGTACTACTGGTCTTCAAGATATATTTAATCCGCAAACTGCAAAATTATTTAGAGACATGTTAGATGAAGGTGCTTCTTTAGCTGATGATGCATTATCAAAATCTTACGAAAAATTATTAAAAAGAGTAGATAAAATAGACGATAAAACTGCTGAATTATATTCAGGGTTAATGACATCAAAGAAAAATGTTACTAAAGAGTTGTTAAAAACACTTAGGAAAGAACATAAGTTAGCTAGACGTATTGCACAAATGCAAGTAAGAAAACTTCAATCTTTACAAAAAGCATCACCTCAAAATGCAATTATGAATATGGTGCATGATTTATATACAGAACTTGCAGTGTCTGCAGGTTGGGCAAAAAATCCAAAATGGCAAGCATCATTTATTGTAAGAGATAAAAAAGGAAAATATGTTGCAGCAAGTAAAGCACAGATAAATAGCGGTAAAGCAATAGAAATACCAGCAGTTGTACAACTAGTAGGAAAAAATAAATATAAAGTTAATTGGGATATATTAAGATTTCATTTACGTTATGACTCTGAGATAACAGACGTTGGTGAAGCATTATTAAAATCTGGAAGAATAGGCACTCAAACTGTTCCACAAAAAGGTGAAATAGTTGGTGGTAAATTAAAATATGGTAAAAGAACATATTTAGGTGATCAATTTGATGACATTAAAGAATTTGCAGATTTTCATGATGTTTTAGATACTGCTTCAAGAATACTTAAATCTCAAAATCAAGTTGTTACTGCACAATTACCAGTTAGTCCTATTGAATTTGTGTTAGCTAATCAAGCTGCAAACGGTGGAAAAGTATCTAAAACTTTTAGAGGACTTGAGGCTAATGAATTATATAGAAAAGTTACCTGGATAAATAACTTGTGGATTATAGATAAAATTGCAAAACCTTCTACTGCAGTTGTTTCTAACGCAGATGAGTTAATGTTTTTTAATTCATTTGGAAATTGGAAAAATTACTTTAAACAATCTTATCAAAGTAAAGTTGACAACGTAACATTAAGAAGATTTAATAACGCAGTAGAAAAAGGAAAAGTTGCAAGCGGTAATGTTTCACCAGAACTTCTTCAAAAATACGAAACGTATGTTGCAAAACAAATGGACAATATACAAAAACTTCCTGCGTTGTTGCAACAAAGAGGTATGTGGGCTGAATCTAAATTTAATGATGCTTACACAATTTTAACTACAGGTGATAAAGGTTATTACGATTACATGATTAGTTATGTAAATGGTTTATTAAACGATTATGGTTTTCAACTTTATTCAACAGGAAACAAACAAGCATTTAAAAATTGGTTTGCTACTGCTGATTCTAACTATATACGAGGTAACTCAATACTTGAACCATTAGGAAATAATAAACAAAATTTTTATTCATATACAAATATGACTGCTGATACTGCTATGGAAATGTATGAAGGTTTAAAACAACTTTACACTATAAACTTAAAAGGTTCTGCTGCAGATGAAGTGTGGGAAGCATTAAAAGCAGCAGCTACGCAACGTGGTTCTGGTGCAAATAAAAATGCTTTACCAAAAGTTTCTCTTATGACAAAAGTTCAAGTGCCTGGTATTAAAGGAAGAACAGGTGGGCCTTTAAGACGTAAAATATTTGGTAAAGACCAGCCAATGTTAGAAAGTTTATTTGCTGACCCAGCAAGATTTAGACAAGGTTTAATATCTACAACTGCTCAACAAAATAAAGAAGCTCAACTTATTAATTTGTTTGAAAGTCAAGGTAAAAAAATAATTCAAAGAAGTGAATTAGATAAAGTTAAAGCACAATCATCTGCAATAGATCCAATATATCAAGCAGATATGTATGGTGCTTCTTATTTTGATTACGATTTATTTAGACAAGGATATGTTACAGAAGATTATATAAAAGCTATGGCAAATAGAGCTGCAGTACAAGATGTAGATAAATATATGCTTAACTATCATTTAACAACTCCTTTAGGTAGAACTGCTAGACAAGTTTTTCCATTTGGTAAACCTTGGTTAGATTTTACTAAGAGGTATTTAGGTGACTTGTCTAAAAGAGCTCAAATAAGAGGGTTATATGCATCAGACGAAAGTAATGTATTTACTCGTGGTATGTATAACTTAGCAAGCGCATCACCTAATTTAAGACGAGGGGCATACATTTCTCGTGTAGCAAATGCTGACTTAAGTACGGAAAACGTAGATTTTGAACCATTTGTGTTTTTACCTAATGGCGATAACTTTTTCTGGGTTTCTGTTCCTGGATTTGGATTTATTCCAGCATTAAGTTTAGGCGTGTTAATGGAAACTCTTGATAATGAAGATTTTAATAAAATAGCAGAAACTATATTTCCTTATACAGTTTTTAATCCAGATGAATATAAATGGAAAACAGATCCAGGAACTACGTTTTATCAATACGCAGCAGGTGGAGGTATGGTAAATTACATGACTAATAAAGTTTACCCAACAGCAAGTGGTTCTTTGTATAACAAATGGACAGGAAACGAAAGTAGGCCCTTTAACGATTCAATTGGTAACTCTGCAATACAAAAAGACCAGAGATCAACTTTTTATCAAGACTTAGATTTAGTTGTAGCACAAATGGGTAATGTAGATACTGGTGCAGATGCACTTGATGTAATTATAAGTCACGCTGCAAATGCAGAATTAGAATCATTGTTTAAAGAATTTGGTGAAGGTTTAGTTCGTTATTCTATTCCTGCACGAGTAAACATTGGTGCTAATTATTTAGATACTGCAGAAGACTGGATAGATTATTTTAAAGGTGTAGGGTTGCTTGAAGAAGTGCTTAGTGCTGATGTGTTTGAAGCATTAGAAAAAAATCCAAATGCTGATGATCCTAAAGCACAAGCTATACAAGAGTTAAGAAATTATTGGTACACCAAATCACCAGACGCAGAAAAAATACTTTTAGGTTTACAAGACCCTAGAGTTTATATTTTAACTCAAGCAGGGTATGAAGTAACTAGGGCAGGTGTGCAAGAGTTATCAAAAGCTGAAGGTGGTAAATATAGTGTAGGACAAGTTTTTAGGCCTTACTTAGCTAATGACCCTGACACTATGGAACGATATGAAGAATATGTTAGAAAAGGTTGGATATCACCTAGAAGTGGTGAAGACATTTTAGGATACACTTTATATAAATCTCATGATGCAAGATTACGAGCAGTTAAATTAATAAAAGAAGAAGCTGCAAGTATGCTTAACGACAATAGGTTGTCACAACTTCCTGGAACACTAGAAGTATTTGAACCATTTAGAGATCAATATGCAGAAGATTATACGCAGTATTGGTCATCTCAAACTCAAAAAGAATACAACTTAGTAAGTACTGATTTAACTATTTCATCAGATACGTCAGATAACTTTTTGAAAGGATATTATTTATTGTCTGAATTTACTGAACCAACACAAGAAATTATAAAAATATTACAATTAGATACTTTGTTTAATAATGGACAAATACAAGGTAGTGTTTTAAACAACGCATTAATAGATGAAAAAATGCAAGTTATAACTAACAAATCTTATTTGTTTACTTCTCCTTATTCAGAAGTTTATACAGGTAATCCAAATGTGTCTTTTTACAAATGGCGACAAAATCAAAACTCATGGATTAATGGTGGCGGTATGGACGAATACGATATGGTTGATAAATCAAGATATCAAGGAATATTAGATCAATTAGATATTTTATATTCAATGTCTAATGATGAAGACTTTGGACCTCAACACCCAAAATTTTTAGAACTTAGAGAAGATACTGCAAGAGCGTTTATGGATTTTGCTTTTGAATTTGGTAGTTACTATAACCCAAATGATACAAACTTGCAGTCTTGGAATAACCAATGGAAAGATAATATTGAGTCTTGGGCTGGACCATTAGAGTGGCAAGCTCCTTTACCTCCAACTGGTAAAGAAGGAGATATTCCAGATGTTGCATCTTTTGATACTAAAGGGCCTGACGGCAATATAATAGATTTTGAGTTTAATGTTTATAGCAGCCAATTACCTTCTAGCGCTAGACCTATGAATGTATCACCACTAGATGTAGTAGACGGTGACACAATAACAATAGATAAATATAAACCTGTTCCATTAAGACTTAGAATTATAGGAATTATGGCTAATGAAATAAATCACCCTAATGAAGAAATTGCATCAGAGGCATTAAGACAAATGATATTTTTAGAAGAACTAGTAGATATATCAAACGATAGACTTTATTATGTTCCAGATAAAAGATTTGGAAACGACCAAGGAAAAGATAGCTACAATCGTGAGTTAGGTTGGTTGTTTGTGGAAGGTGGATTAGACGGAAATATGCCAGCAGGCACAGGACAATATATATACTTTGAAGAGCACTTTACACCAACAGATAGATATTATCGTAGAGGTAGTGAACTAGGACCTTTTAGTGATATAATAACCCCAGATTACAATGAGTGGGATCCGCAAACAGAAAGATACATATTAAACGAGGATTAAATGGATTTAAATTATGACATATACGAAGGACAAACTCAACCAGTAGAGAGTCAAGTAATTGTTGCTTATGCAGAACAATACTTTGCAGATTATGTAGATACACAAGTAGAAGTAAATGGTGAAACGTTTGACTTTTTGCCTTATCTTTTAGCAATTGTTAATGCAGAATCAAACACTGATTTATACACAGTATCTGAAGTAGACGCTAACAATGACGGAATATTTGAAGCATCTTTTGGTTTGTTTCAAATAAATTGGGAAACAGAAAGTGGAACATTAACTCACGCAAATACAATTTTAACCAAAATGATTAGAGACGGTGTTATAACACAAGCAGAAAAAGGCACGTATTTAAATAACATATCACAACTAACAACTGAACAAATGCAGACAGTAGCTCAATATATGGCGAATATTAATGTACAGTTTGAAATTGCTTCAGAAATATATAAAGGTAGAAAAAAAAGAGGCACTAACAATGGTGACTTTGAAGATTGGGGTGCAAGAAATGCTCCAGCTACTGCACAATCTTATGACAATTATAAATTAGAAGTAGATGCTATTTTAGCTAAACCAGCAAGCGAGAGATTAGATGCTAAAAACAAGTTTGTACAAAATCCTGTAAACTTTAAACAAAAGTTAGCAGAAGGACCATTTGATGACCCTAATGCAACACAAGCACCAACTGCTGGTAGTGACGGCGGAACTATACCTGTTAACGAACAAATAGGATTTATTTATAACAATTTTGTGGCTCCTACGTTTAACCCAGCAAATGGTATTGATGACTTCCAAATACAAGAGTTTAACAATATTTATTATCAAGGAAATTTAACAGACCAGGAATTAGAAACTTTAATTAAGACTGGTGTTCCACCAACTAATAATTTAAATATTAACGCAGTAGTAGGACAATATAGTAGATTAGCTGGAACTTCTGCTTATAGAAATCCGTTTTTAATGAGCAGTCAATTAAGTGAACCTACATTAGCTAACGCAATACTTGGTGAAATATATTCTTTATATAAGAAATCTGCTAATGCTAATGGAATACTTGATTCAGATTATTTAGCTACTGCTTATTTAACTCCAAAAATTCCAAATATGTTAAGAGGTATTCAAAGTTATTTAGATCAAAATGGAAACATTTTAGCTGGATATAACATTAGAGACGTTGTAAAAGATGTTGGTAATCTAGCAGCAAGAGATTGGCAATTTGGTACATTACCAGATTATGCAAATCCAGATGAACAATATGATAGAAACCAACTTAAAAATACTGCAACTGGATTAGTCACACAATTATTATTAGATGATAATCCTAACTTTGTGAATAAAGTAACTGATGATTATGTAGATTATAGAATTGCAAATCCAGGAGCTAAAGTTGAATTTAATTCTTATGTTTTTAATGCAATTAAAAATACTGGTAGATACAAAATGATTTATAAAAACAAACCTCTTGGTATGACTGAGCAACAATACATTAGTAATTATAATAGTGCAACACAAATTGCTGCTCCTGGTGAACAACAAGAACTTGTTACTGCACAAGCAGCTGCTGGTGGTACTGCTGAAACTGCAAAAATTGCAGCTATGTTTGGTGAAACTGGAAGTAGAAGTAATCAATTTATTAATTCAATAGAACAATCAGCAGAGTCATTACATAAATTGTTTAGGAAGGCTTAATAATGGTATTTAGAAATAATATGAATAGAGGTATTTCTTTTGGTGAAAGCCCTGAGTTAGAAAAACAAATTCAAGACCGTCTTAAAGAAGCAGCTAAACGAGGTCTTTCTGGTGGTGACGATAGACCACCTCCTGATGATGAAGAACAAGAATATTTAGATGCTCAAGAAGAGGCCAAACGTAAAGCTGAAGAAGAAGAAAAAGCAAGACTTGAAGCAGAAAGACTTGCAGCTGAAGAAGCAGCAAAACAATATCCTAAAACTCTTTATAACGATAGAGGTGAAGATATTACAGTTAATTCTGCAAATGCAGAAGCTGGTGCTAGATCCGCAGGATTTACACTTACTTCACCACCAGGACAACCACCTCCAGGTGGGCAACCTCCTCCAGGAGGACAACCACCTCCAGGTGGGCAACCTCCTCCAGGAAATCAAGGTAGTTATGCAGGTTATCCAAAAGTTTTATATGATCCAAATACAGGACAATCAACAACTGTTAATGACCCACAGGGAGAGAGAGCCGCGAGACAAAGTGGATTTACTTCGCCAACTCCACCTCCAACACCAGCTCCTATAACTTTATATAAAACATTATTTAAAAGAGATCCTGACGGAACGTTGCAAACATTTACTGTTCCTTATTTAACTGGACAAGATTCTACATGGCAAACCTATACAGGACAAGGTTGGTTTGAAGAAGACCCTGGTATTGCTGAAGCTCCATTTGAACCTGTTAATTATAATCAAGGTGGAAGTTGGTTTAAAATAAGTAGTTATCCAGGTATATCTGGTGATGCATACGCTATAGAATATGAACTAGATTCAGGTAGAAAAATATACTATTTAGCTTCTAGGGCAGAATTAGATTCAATATTTGGTGAAGGTGCTAACCCTAGTCAAGTAACAAACATAACATGGAGTGATTATAAATCTAACACTGAAAGATTTTTTGGTGGTGCTGCTGCAGAAATTATTGGTAGTGAAGATAACTTTGCTACTAGAGTAACTAGAGTTATTGAATCAGGTGGCACCAATGAACTTCCTTTACCTGACTTTGTGAAAAATAATCAAGATTTATTAGATATATTCTTTTTAGCAGTAGCTGAAGGTAAGTCTCAAACTTGGTTGTTAAAACAAATGAGTAAAGAACAAGCATTTAAAGATGAGTTTCCTGGAATAGATACTATATACTCTCAAACACAAGACTGGTCAAAAGCAGTTGAGACATGGAATTTGTTTAGTGAAGAAATTACTAAGTTAAATGTTAGATATGGGGAAACTGTTGATGTGTCGGATTTAGTAGAAGCATCAGTTAAAAAAGGTTATAACATACAAGATATACAAAAAACCTATGAAATATTTGAACAAGCAGAAGGCAACTCTGAATTCTTAACTGCATTTCAAGCTATCATAGATCAAGATGAGGATATTGATTTTGATTTAACTTCATCAGAAGGAATTGTAGAATTTTTTGAAGGCAAAGCACCTACAGAAATATACGACCTTTATGAAGCATCATCTATACAACAACAAGCTACAAGATTTGAACTAGGAATAAATGCAGAATCTGCAATACAATTAGCTTTACAAACTCCTGGTCAAATTACACCGCAAAATATTTCACAAAGTTTACAAAGTGCTGCAGTTAACATAGCAAGATTTAGAGAAGACTTAGATTTAAACAGATACGGATTAAGTGAACAAGTATTAATTAATGCTGCATTAGGAGTAAAAACTCCTGGAATATCAGAAATAGAAGTGCAAGATGCTTTTTCTAGAATATTTCAAGAAAATCAAGAGTTACAACAACAACAACCATTTACATTAAACAATCAATCTGCAATATTTAGAGGACAAAGAGACGTAAGGTCTTTATAAAAAATAACTTAAAAACACTATGATTCTGGATTTAGTGTATATAATTAAAGTGTTAAGTTAGTACTCGAACAACTTAACCTAGAAAAATCAGCTTCGAGTTATTAGAAACAAGTAAATACCACACGAACCCTCTAAGTGTGTGTAAGTCATAAGAGGAGTATTAATGACACAAGAATATGAAAGTGAGGCTGATTTGTCAGAAAACGAATCTATCCCAAATTTAAGAGACGCTTTAAAAGCATCTCAGGAAAAGACTAAAGAACTAGAAACTCAATTAACTGAGTCAAGTGCTGCTTTAAAGCAGTTTCAGGCAAAAGAGACTTTTAGATCTAATGGATATTCCGAAGCACACGCTGAATTGTATGTGAAAGCTAACCCAGAAGCAGAAATAAATCCTGAATCTATTCAAGAATTTGTTAATGCTTATGATTTAAAGCCACAAGTTCAAGAGCAAGTAAATAATGAAGGTATGAAAAATTTGTCTAGTGTTGCTCAGAAACCAACTGATAACGTAAATCAGATAGGTACTGCAGAAACACAACAATTGACAAAGCAAGAATACAAGAAATTACAAGTTAGTGATCCAACGGCTGCACACGAAGCACTCATACAAGGACGTGTTACTTTAAGGGAAGACAACGTTTTAGGCGACAGTCTCAATTAATAAGTAATAGTAAATTATTAGAAGAAAGGACTGGTGTTTATAAATGGTCGACTTTACAAGTAACGATACAAATACCACTACGTATAATGATGTAGTTTATTCTGCAATCATTAACGATGATATTTTAGACGCACTACAAGCTGCCGTTGTAACTCCTCCACTTCTAGCAATGTACGATTTGTCAGGACAACCGTCTAAAGCAGTAGATATCCCAATAGCTGATTCTGAATCAGCTGCTGGAGTTTCAGAAGGTGCAGAACTTGCTAACACAGCGCTCTCATCATCTAAAGCTACTCTTACTGCTTCTGAGGTCGGAATCATGGCTACAATTACAGACGTATTAGACGTATCTTCTATTGCCGCAACCCGTGGTGCTCAAATGAGACAAATGGGTAACGCAGTAGCTCAAAAGATTGACGTCGACATCCGTGCTTTGTTAGCTGGATTCGGAACCGCAGTCGGTGCTTCTGGATCTAATCTATCACTCGCTAACTTATTCTCAGCAATTTATACCCTAGAAGCAGCTAATGCTCCTGGGCCTTATGTTGGTGTATTACACCCAGTTCAAATTGCTGACTTAAGAACTGCCGTTGAAGGTTCCTCTTCAGGAATCTTTACTGGTGGCGGTGTTAGATCTGGTGCAGGAGAAATTGGAACAAACGAAGATACTGGATTTTTTGGTAGCTTTATGGGGATTGACTTATATCAATCAACAAACGTTCCTACTGCAAACTCTGCTGCTGACCGTGCTGGAGGTATATTCTCAAAAGATTATGCTCTCGGTATGGTACAAAAATGGCCTGCAAAAACAGAAATCATGCGTTGGGCTCCAATTCGTGGTTTCGTTGTCGTAGTGTCATCTATGTATGGCGTTGGAGAAATCGTAGACAGTGCTGGTGTGGAAGTCACAACAGACGCTTAAGCGTTTAAGTCTGGATAGGCAGAAAATTTTATTGTCGTGTGTTCCTATCAACACACACGACAAAGGAGAAATATGGTTGAAAAGAAAAAAACAAGAGCTAAAAATGACAAAGGTCAATTTGTAGCTGATGATCCAAGTACACCTGATGTTAATGAAGCTTTCGTACAGGAAGATAAAGACTCTCAGTATGTAAATACTAAGAAGTTTAAAAAACAAACTTTAAAATTTACTGCACAAGGTAAATATCCTGACGGAAGAAAAGTGCCTTTTAAAAATATGAAAACTATGAAAGCACTACAAGTTGATCCTGACGGTATGATAACTGGAAATGTAGTTCAATTACCTTGGGAACAAACTGTTAACAACGGTGTAGCTGGTGAACCTCAAGATCAAATAGGTCTTAAAAAATATGAAAGAAAAGGTTTTATCTTTTGTGTAAATGAGGACGGTACACCTATTTTTTCTACTTTATGGGACGATTGGTCTGAATATGACGCAGCTTATGAAGCTAAGGTAAGAAGTTCTTATCAAGGTGAAGCTGGTAAATTTGGTACAAGAGCAACTACAAGTAGGACAATGACTGGTGTCTAGTAAGGCAAATAAAAAAACAAAACAATTTGAATTAAAAGATGCTTCCAAATTAATGGAAGACTCTTTTAAATTGGATAAACACCTGAAGCCTAAAGCTTCTGATTTAGGTAATGAAGAATTAGGTGACGGTGTTTTCCAGAAAAAAGTTCGTGTTCATAGAGATGCTAGTGGTGAAGTATCACAACTTATAGATGCTGAAGCACCACTTACTAAAGAGGAAGAGTTAGCTCAATTAAAAGTTTATTCTAAAGTAGCTGAACAACCTCCTGTTATAAAAAAAGCTCCTAGAACTGATAAAGGAAAAGTAATTCATATACTTGCAACTCGTCTATTTGAAGACTATGTTAAGAATGCAAGTAATA